ATCACCTATTTCCGTTGCATCTTCAAAAGAATCTATACTACTTCTAAATCTCATACTATCAGGATCACCCCAGTAAGCTCCATCGGAATATACTATTTTCTCAACTATTTTATTCATCTGTTCTATATACGATGTCCAAATAATAAAGTCATATGTTATTGTAACATAGTCGGGCATCATAACATTATAATACTCTCGTTGTGGTAAAATTCCCAATTGAGTTGCAAAGTTATCATATCTGTTTATTTGTGAAAATTTCTTTTCAAAAGAGTAAAACATATGTGGATTATTTGCATCTAATTTATCTTGTGGAACTGATTCATCTTTTGATATTGAAGTTCTACGATAAGCTATTACTGGTGTAATTATTTTTCTTTTTTTATCTCTTAAAAATCCTTGTTTTTTTATCGCACTCCAACGTTCTGGTGATGCGTACATGATAGGAACTTTTACATTTTCTCCATTATCTTCAATAGATGGTTGTATTATATTTTCAAAATAAAACATAATAGAACTATCCATATCAACTAACGTAACTTCAGGATTTTGAATGTTATCATCTGACCTACTGTATAGATATCCTCTATTCAATACTCTTTGTTTTCGTGGTAGTGGTTTAGACATTTCTATACCTCATCGGTTAACGTTTCTGTAAATTGAACACTTCTTGGTGTCACAAACTTATTTGTAGTTGATTTGTTAATGCCTTTTTCTGATAACAAATATCCTGATAATGTCAAGTTAAAATTTGTTCTAATTAACCTTTCATCGTCACCTACTTCACTACTATCATCAAAACTATCGATGACGCTTCTGAACCTCATTTTATTGGGATCACCCCAGTAAGCTCCATCTGAATAATTTAACTTTTCTATTATACCGTTCATTTGTTTTATATAACTTGTCCAAATTGTAAAATTGTAACTTACTTTTACATAATCGGGAAACGTAACATTATAGTATTCTCTTTGAGATATCACCCCAATTTGCGCATTTAGTTTGTCGTAAATATTTTCCTTAGAATATTTTTTTTCAAGTGTGTAAAACATATGTGGATTATTTGCATCTAATTTATCTTGTGGTATGTCCTTATTCATATCCAAGGTTGTTCTTTTAAATAATATTGCAGGAGTTATTATTTTATTTTTTTTGTCTCGTAAATACCCATCTCTCTTTACAGATTTCCAACGTTCAACTGAACCATATAATATGGGAACTTTTACATTTTCTCCATTATCAACTACAGATGGTTGAATTACATTTTCCAAATAATAAATTATTGTGGAATCAATATCTTTCAACGTAACAGATATATTCTTTACTTTGTCGTTTTTACTTCTAGAGTATTGGTATCCACGATTTACTATTCTAGTCTTTCGTGGTAATGGTTTTGTAGACATTAAATACTCCTAACTCGTTCAATATTTAAATTTGATATCCTTACTAAGAATGAGTTACACACAACTGAATGATTGTAATCTGTTTGACCACCTATTAATTGATTTTCATTTATAGAAGATATTTCCCAATATCCACTATTCCAATCTACCACGTCACCTATTTCTATTACATAATCTATATCAACTAAAGATTGTCTTATAAATGAAAACAATGCATTTTGTTGTAAGTCAGGCCCAAATTCATCTGTTGTTGTAGTTTGGTCTTCTGCATCCACAACTGCACTTACCTGTACTCCTGGTTTGTATACCTTACCACTAGAGGTTTCACCGTACATATTTACTTCTGTATCATATACTGAAACTTTATACACAACTACTGGTTGATATATTATACCATCTTTTTCAGTATATAAGTCACCAACTAATTCTTTATTAAACTTATCAAAAGTATCAATATCTTTTTGTGAATAAAAACGACTTGGCATATAATTATCCTATGTAAATTGGGTATGGAACTTTTTGTAGTTTTTCTTGTAAAAACTCAGCTTCATCTTTATCTGCTTCTAAAAGAGCTTTTCTACTTGTTTGTTCTAACATTTCCCTAAGTTGTGTAATTAGAGTTTCCTTCTCTGCTGCAGCTTCACTTCTTAAAGTATCGCCATCTAGTGTGGTATCTGAATTAGGTATTGGTATAGTTCCATATTTACTTCTAATTATACCCAATAACTCTTTACAAAGAGCTAACCCATATTTACGAATCCATTGTTTACCAACATCATTTATATATTGGTATTCCATATTATCATACGGAACATTTGAAAAATCTGACACAACATCTGCAGAACCACTATATTCAGATATTAATGGATTATCCCTTTCAGCAGTATCTACATAATCAAAATACATAGTACTACTTTCCGTAGGATCTGGAAATATTCTTAACTTATTATTTACCATTGTAAAAGAATAAGCTGATTTTCTGATTGAATCGTTCATTTCTATTGCTTGAACTCTTAATAAGTCTTCAAATATAGGCATTAATGTAAATGAAACTGCAGGTGAATAATCACCAAAACCAAAACCTTGAACCATATTTATTGTTCCATATCCTGTTGTTGCATATGGATCAAAAAATCTTTGCATAGCTGGAGTTCCTTCATAGTAAACTCTTTTAATTTCAATAGCTCCACTACTACTAACATCTGCAAACAAGCTGTTCAAGTCGTATTCTTGAGTACCAGCTGTAACTGATATAGATCCTTTTTTTACATCTACATCACCACCAACACCAGCTTCTGTACCATATTGTTTAGACAAAAATACAGTTCTACCCATTGTTGGAGTAATTCTCTTATGTGTTACATTTGAACCAGTTGCTTGACCCGTTAAATGTAATAAATTATCTTTTATGTTAAATTGGTTTACCTGAGCCGAATACTCTGAAGTAGATTCTTCAAAACAAGCATAGAATGAACCAGATTGAAGTTCCACAGACATGATTGGATACCCCAACCTACGAGCACACCAATCTGCAAACTTATCTATATCAGTTGTAAAACTAGAATCATTATCATATAATCCCCAAGGTGTACTTCCTGAGGTAAATGTGCTGATACCATCCCAAATGGGTTCTTGTGCCATGTTAAATCTCCTAAATTAAATACTATTAGTCATTAATAAATATTAAGAGCATAAAAAAAGGGGAAGTTAGACTTCCCCTTTTTTATAGTGTACCTAAAGTACAGTCTTAGTTAAGCTTAAACGTAATTTACGTCAGCAACAACGACTTTACCATAGAACTCAGGTCTTACGATCTTCTTCGCGTAGCGAGTCATTACACCTTTTCTTGGTGTAAAGTTCTTAGGATCGTATACAAGCGGAGTCATGATTAACGGTACATATGGAGCGTAAACCGCACCAGTTTCTAGGAAGTTACTTCCTCTGAAACCAACCAATATCACGTTTTCAAACTGATAAGGGTTCTTGTAAACCGTGTAACGGTTATTAATCAGACCTGCTTTTTGAACACCCATAGCATATGACTTGTTCATTGCATCACCATCTGTACTAGCTGCGTATCCAGGAATAGATTCTAGGATAGTAGCTATCTCAGGACTTACTACGATGAAGTTTGCACCACCACGTAGAGTCTTCTGATGAATAGCATTAGAAACAGACTGTATCTTGTTACCAAGAGTCTGAAACCAAGTGCCTTTAGTGTAAGCTGAGGCGTTAGCTGAAGATTCACCAAATAAACCTGTAGCTGAGTTATACTCATAGCCAGGTCTAGCTGACCATCTTTCAGTCTTAGCGTTAGCATTTAGATGAAGCATGTCAAGGATTTCTAAATCGATTTCCATTGATACGTACTCACTTAATAGTGAAGTAAGTTCAGCTTCAGCATCAACACTATGATAAGCATTAAGGTCTTGAGCAAGCTCAGGAGTCCAAACAGCTTTCAATTTACGTGTCTTAGCAACGATAGCAACTGAACGCATAGATATGTCAATCTCTGGGATATCAATATCAGTTTCAGGGTTAGCATCTGTTTGTGTCTGAGTAGCTTCAAAGTCACCACGAGATGTATCAGCTGGTTGTTTATGATACTTAACAGTTACAGTATCTCCTGCATTTGGTTGTCCGTTTTCTTTTGCAATAAAACGTATTGCATTAGCTGCATTATCAGTAGGCGATACTTCATTACCACTAGAGTCAATTACTTTAGTATATGCTGGGTAATATGCAGTGAAAGCTTCTGTATTTGTTATTTCAAAAGCTGATGCGCCTTCTTTGTCAGGATTAGTGAAATTAGAAAGAGCTACATCATACTTCTTTACAGTTCCAGCTGAAATTGAAGCTGATAAATCAGGTTCAAAATCAACATCTCCCCAAACAGCAGAACCAGTTGAGTTACCTGTTGCAGACGCTGTTACAAACAATGCATCAGTAGATACATCATTTACTGAGTATCCAAATCTACCTGCACCATACAGACCTTCTGATGGATCACCTGAACCTGAAGTAACACCAAATACTTGTTGGCCTTTTGCAAATCCAGCTTGTGCTGATCCGTACTTGAAATCAAGATAGAAAATCAGACCAGACGGAAGGTTCATAGGTTGTACAGAAACGAACTCTTGAGCTGCTAATTCACCAAAGATTTTTCTTACCAATGGTAAAGCTACTCCAGACCACTCTTCAGAATTAGCTGATGTTCCTGTATGACTAGATTCGTCAATTAACTGACGAGCCTGGTTTTCAAGAAGAACTGCCATTCCGCTGACTTTCTGTTCTACGTCTATGCCTTCTAACAATCCGGTAGGTTCCCACTTCTTAATCAAGCCGCGAGTTTCGTCCTGTCGTTGTTTGTATGGGTTATATCCACCCATCAATTTTTCGACAGTACCGAGGTTTTTAAAATTAGACATTATATTTTCTCCAATTATGTCTTAAAGAATACCAGCCAGTTTCTTAAATCTGTCTCTCATCTCATGTCCTTCAGCAATAACTTCTTGCTTTTCAGATTTAGTTGAGGCAACAGGCTTAGAAGCCGAACCTTTAGATTCTTTAATTTCAGTTTTAGTTTGTTTCGAACCAAATGATTCAGCCAAAGTAGAATAAACTAATTTGACTTCACGAAGGTTATGTGCTCTATCAAAAGTTTCCACAACTTTCATTTTCTGGTCATTGGACAAGCCATGTGACCTAAAAAGTTTGTTTGTGAAAAGTAGTTTTGCATTAAGCAGGTTAACTTCGTTTAATTTGGAACGCAAGTATTTTACGACATTGCGATGCTCTTCAAGTTCTGATTGGAGTTTAGAATTTTCATCCTTCTTCTCTTCCTCATCTTCTTCTTCAGAAAGCGCTTTTACTATTTCTTCGAGGTCAATATCTTCGTCCATATCTTTATCATCTTCGTCTTTTTCTTCAGTTACTTCAACTGACTCGAATTTAGCTTTGTCTTTTGAACCAATACCAGAAGATTTGTCAACCGAACCTTTTGAATTTTCAGAAGAACCGATACCAGAAGATTGGTCGACTTCTTCGTCAACATCTTCTTTATCATCTTCATCTTCACCTTCGGTTACTTCTTCATCATTAGATTCATCGATTTCAACTTCGTCACCTTCAGTTACTTCTTCCTCTTCTAATTCTTTAAGAATTTCGTCAAGGTCAAAGTCATCAGATTCTTCCATTTCTTCTTCATCATGGTCTTCATCTTCTTCTTCAGAAACTACTGGTGCATATTTAACACCATCGATTTCAATGACGTTTTCCATGTCCATTTTAGGTTCATCGTCTTCATCATCTTCCATTTCATCTTCTTCCATTTCAGGTTCATCATCTAGTTCATCACCAGAACGGTTCATTTCGCCTCTTTCTTCCATTTCTTCATCATCATCTCCACGCATTTCTTCAACATCATCTTCGTCTTCGATTTCAGATTGAATTTTTTTAGAAAGCATAGATTGTAAACGAGGAGTAAAGGCCTCTTCTAGAGCTATTTTAGCGTTTTCTAAAGCAGTTTCACGAACAGCTTTAGCATCTGCAATGGCATCTTTTAAAAGATCATCCATTATTATTTCTCCATTTAGGATGTTAGTATAGTTATTATGAACTATAATAGAATTACTATTTCGGTTACACTACAAGATGGTCGAAAAGACCGTAGTGTATTTATTTTACGTATATATAAATATATAGATATAAAAAAAAACTTCTAATTATCTAAATTATTTTTCATTCGTAATCTAGCTTTTGCTTTTAATTCTTTTCTTTTAGTAGATTTTTTTGTAAAAAACTCTCGTTCTCTCAACTCTACTAATAACTTTGATTCTTTTACTTGTTTTTTAAATTTACTTAATGCTTTTTCAATATTGTTATTATAAACTTTTACGTATATCACGTATCCCCCTAATCGGTTTCGTTATCTGCTTTGTAATTTTTATCTACATAATTAAAAAATGCTTTTTTCTTATCATCTTCTAATTCATCTGGTGAACTGATACCAAATTTTTTCATAGCTTTCTGAAAAAACTCTTCATATGCATTTTCTTCTATGTCTTTAGTTTGAATATCATCTGAATCATGACCTGGTACGTGTTTTTCACCAATTTCATAATATCTACCAATAATATTACCCATATCTTCATACAAAGCACCCAACCTTTGTTGTAGTGATTCAGACTCAGAGGATATCTTACTAAATTGTTTAGATAATCCGGTAAGTTCTTTCATATTACGATTAATTGTTATTTTATCAAACCAGTCTTCTGTTTCACTTAGAGTGTGAGATTTAGCTTGGTTAGCTATCCAACTTAATTTTTCTGATATTTCAGTAATATTAGACTTACCAAAGATAGCCTCACCAATTTTATTGAATTGTGCTATCTCATTAGTCAAACCTTTTACATCAATAGTTTCTTCGTCTACATCTCCATATTTTTCTTTTACAATAGTAGACAAATTCATGTCATTAGACCAAGGACTTCGTGATACCACTCCACCCAACATAGTATTACTAAAATTTTCTTCAAGTAATTTTTTTAACTTAATTTTTTTAGACATAAATAATCCTCTGTTTTAATATAAATATATACTTATTAAATTTTTTACAAACTAGTATACATACCAGTATGTTTAGTAAACATTTTTTGTAGTTGGTCATTGTAAACACCTGTTACCTTCTTAACTACATTTATCTTACTTCCTCTTAGTCTGATAAATTCCATATCATATAAATCGGTTGATTTTAAATCAATTCTTATATAATTTATACTTTTTGAATTTCTACCAATCTTAAAACCCATCCCTTTGGGTCCTACTGCAAAGTTTTTAGCACCAGTCATAGCAATAAACTTATTACCACCTAATTGTTTTAAGGTTTCACCAGCTTGTCTTTTATCCATTCTTTCAGATATTATATTAGAAACTTCTTCTTTAACTACTTTTCGAAGTGTTTCTTTAACATCAGATTCACCAGTAAGTGTATATCCTAATTGTTCACCATTTTTCTTTCTATCATTTTCAAATTTTTTCTTATCAGAACCCTTTAGTTCTCCACCGAAACCTTCTTTGATTCTTTTTGGTTTAAATTTCTTATATTTAGTTTTTATATAATAATCTAAATACACACTTTTTTTAGGTCTGTGTATGGTGTAAGTCATCTTGTTGAAATCAGGTGTTCCTTTTACATTATCTCTACTCAACTGAGCATCAAACTCATCCATATCCGTTTTTGTCATACCTCTGAACTTATAAACTGACTCGTATACAGATTCTTTTCTAGACCTACGAAAGTCAGCTGCTGTTGTTGGAGTTGATTTTTTCTTAGGTTTATCATCTTTCTTTTTAAATTTATCTTTAATTCTTTGAAATATACTTTTAGCTTTTTTATGAGCTGACGGGTCTTTACTAGCATAAGAAGATTGTCGAGCAGTATTGACTGATACTTTTTTACCCTTAGCATTTTGTATAGCCATACGAGCTGCAGTTGCAATTACTGCTGGATTTTCATTAAGAGTTGATTCTTTCTTTAAACGACTCTTTTCAGCTCTTCCTCTGTTTTTAGATTGTGATTCGAATCCCACTATCTTTCCCCCTTTATGTGAGGCGTCTTTGCCATCACCATTTCCAT